CGGCAATGCGCAGGTCTCCGGCGATGCGCGGGTCTACGGCAATGCGCAGGTCTCCGGCGATGCGCGGGTCTACGGCAATGCGTGGGTCTCCGGCAATGCAGACTTTTCCGTCGTTGAAGGCTTTGGCCGATATTTCCGCGCGACCACATTTTTTCGCTGCAAGGATAAAATTCTCCGCGTACAGTGCGGTTGCTTTTATGGTGATTTAGCGCAGTTCCGCGAGATCGTCAAGAAAACGCACGGCGACAGCAAATACGCCAAAGAATATCTCGCAATCGCCGACTTGATGGAGCTGCATTTTTCTGATGAGGAAGAAAAGCAGGAGGCCGTCGAATGACCAGCTTCTGGGGCCATCAAGATAATCCCTTCCCGCCTGATGAACCCCGCCGCCCCCGCTGCCCTGTCTGCGGAGAGGAATGCGAAACTATCTACTTTATCCCCGTGAAATTCGGTACCGAAATTATCGGCTGTGATATGTGTTACAACCCCGACAACTTCCCCGGTGAGGATGTCCAAGAGGACGACCCATGGGAAGATTGCCGCTGTATGGAGGACTACTAAAATGACCATTGACGACATCAGCGCCCTGAAACAGGCACACGCACTTTTGAAAGGCCGGCATCTTGCCGAGTTCATCCCAACCGGAAAGGGCATCAGCGCTTGCTATTTCAAAGCTGTCCAGGCTGCCCGCCGCATCTATTCTGATAGCATCGGCGCATTTGTACCGCTTTTCGCAAAACATGAATACGGCCTGAACAGCACCTATTTTCTGGCAGGCGGCATTCCGGTCTACTACTATGACCTAAAAACCCGCAAGCCGGACACGGCCCTGCCGCCCGCCAGCTGCTACCGCATCCACCTTACCACCCCCGACCCGGAAGGAGAAGAAGTTTGATATGAGCATTTTTGAATCGCTCTCACAGATACAAGTTGAACTCAAAGTTCCAAAAGGAAGAAAGAACACCTTTGGAAATTACTCATACCGCAATGCGGAGGATATTTTGGAATCCGCAAAGCCCATATGTAATAAACACGGGTGTTTACTTACGGTTTTTGATGAAATTGTTCAGATTGGCGACAGATTCTACGTTAAAGCAACGGCACGGCTTCAAGATTTTGCAGGAGAATCGGTATTCACAACTGCCTTCGCGCGGGAATCTGAAACCAAAAAAGGAATGGACGAAAGTCAAATTACCGGCACAGCATCGAGTTATGCCAGAAAATATGCTCTCAATGGTCTTTTTTGCATAGATGATGCAAAGGATGCGGACACCTACCAGAAGGAACAAGAAGCATCCAAAAAGAAGATTGAACGCCAAGAAAAAGAAAAAACTGTTGAGATTCAGCGTGCAATCAGCTGCGCAAAAAACGGTTGCGTAAATGCTGTACGAAATTACTGTGTCTTAACCGGAAAGCAAGAACGTGAGGTCTGGCTTGAACTGCAAAAGTATTGCGGCGATAAGAATTCAAAGGATTTTTCGATTGTTGATTGGAATAGCAGTATGAACCTTGTAAATGGATGGATAAAAGAGGCTCAGGAAAAATGAAAGAACAAATCGCCATCAAGACAGCAGTTGTTATCGGCAACACAATTACGCTGGAATGTTCCACCTCCGACTGCGATAAGGCCCGCGCCGTTATTGACGAGGGCAAGCCCCTTGCCGCCGTCATCGGCACGGCCTCACAAAAGCGCAGCCTCTCTGCCAACGCTTACGCATGGGCGCTCATGAACCAGCTTGCCGCTAAAATTAACCGCCCTGTACTGGACATCTACCGTGATTTGATACGCGACATCGGCGGCAGTTCCGCCATCGTCACCCTCCGCGCCGATGCTGCAAGAGCATTCAAAAGCGGCTGGGAGAGCAAGGGCGAGGGCTGGCAAGTCCATAAGCTCGATGAAATGACCACCCCACAGGGAATGTTCTACAACCTGCAATGCTGGTACGGTTCGTCCCAGTTTGACCCCTCACAGATGCACCGCCTCATTGAACTGATTGTGCAGGAATGCCAGCAGCAGGGCATCCCAACCATGACCCCCGAGGAAATCTCCAAGTTGAAAGGACTGACAGACGATGCAGACCCGCAATGAATTCGGCGTGAAGCTTGACAAGAACGGCTACGCGCCGTCGCTGTTCGTGCATGAGTCGTTCCGCTGCTATCACTGCCACCGCTTTGGAGACACCGCCCGGCATGAAATCTACGGCGGAAGCCGCCGCAAGGTCAGCAAGGCGCTGGGCCTCTGGATTAACGTCTGCCCCGCCTGCCACGCCGCCATTCATTCAAGCGGCGACCTGCAAGACCACTACCACAAACAAGGCCAACTGCTTGCAGAAGCCTACTACCATTGGGATCACGAAGGCTTTCGCCGCCGCTTCTATATTAACTACTTGGAGGACTAACCTATGTTGAATGTTGTTGCTATTATTGGCCGCATGGTCAAAGACCCGGAACTCAAAACCACAAACAGCGGCAAGTCCGTCTGCTCTTTCCGCATCGCCAACGATTCCGGCCATAAGGATGCCAGCGGCCAGAGCCAAACGAACTGGCTCGATGTCACCGCCTGGGGCAAGACTGCCGAATTCATCTGCAAATACTTCCCCAAAGGTGCGCTGATCGCCATTGATGGCCGCTTGCAGACGCGCCAGTATCAGGACAAGAACGGCCAGAACCGCACAGCCGTTGAAATCGTGGCCCAGAACGCGAGCTTCTGCGGCAGTAAGGAAAGTACCAGCCCTGCCCCGCAGAACGCCGCACAGCGCCCCGCAGCCCCCTCACAGCGCACGCAGGGTGAACCCGATGCAGACTACGCCCTCATTGAGGATGACGGCGATTTGCCGTTCTGAGGTGCCGCCATGAATGACGAGAAAGAACGCATCCCCTCCCAGATAGACCGGATTTTAGCCGTACTGGAATCCGGCGGCACACTTACCGCCCTGGACGCTCTGGAAGATTTCGGGTGCAGCCGCCTTGCCTCCCGCATAACCGACCTCAAACGGAGAGGCTACCCGGTAGCCTCCCGCATGGTCACCCGCCGCAACCGCTATGGTCGGCTTTGCCGTGTCGCAGAGTATTACATGGAGTGTTGAAAAATGGCAAACGAGGGTTACATAAAGCTGTACCGCCGCATGATGAAGTGGGGCTGGTATACCGATACCTCCACAAAATGCGTGTTTCTGCACTTGCTGTTTCTGGCTTGCTATGAGCCGTGCTACTACAAAGGAGTCCAACTAGAACCCGGTCAGGCAGTTTCCTCTATCCGTCAAATTGCAACCGACACCGGATTAACAGTCAAACAGGTTCGCACTGCAATAAACCACCTAAAAGAGACACAGGAAGTGGCACAGTTGCCGTGTGGAAAATTTAGCGTATTCACGGTAAAAAACTACAACGACTATCAATGCACGGGCACAGACGAGGGCAAACAGAGGGCACAGAGAGGGCACAGTGAGGGCACAGACCCTTATATAAAGAAGAATAAAGAAGTTAAGAATACCCCCTATAATCCCCCACAGGGGGACGAGGGAGTGCCCGTTTCAAAGCGGTTTGTTCCCCCTACGCCTGAAGAAGTCAACGCCTATTGTAAGGAGCGCCATAACGGCATTGATGGCACTGAATTCTGCGACTTCTACACAAGCAAGGGCTGGAAGGTAGGCAAGAACCAAATGAAAGACTGGAAAGCCGCAGTGCGTACATGGGAGCGCAGCCGCCAGCAGACGGCCCCGCCGGAAAGGAAGTGGATTGATTGAGCCCCACACCGGAACAATGCGTTATCGGCGCAATGGTCTACGCGCCGGACAGCATCCTCTACTGCATCGACCACATAAGCGAAAGCGATTTTGCGGACGGTGCCTGCGCCGCAACATTTGCCGAGATCAAATCAATGTACACGACGCGCGGGTACTTTGCACAGGATGACTATGTGCTCATGAAGAACCGCGAGACAGCCGCAGTATGCGCTGCATCACTTCCCTCTATCAGCGGTTACCGCAAATTCGTTGCCGCTGTCAAGGATGCCTCTCAGCGCCGCAGAGCCGCCCGAATTGGCCTTCAAATTGCAGAAGCCGGAAAGAGTGTCGATGACATGCGCGGCCTGTCTGCGGCCCTCTCTGACGTTCTCACAGAGGACAGCGTTGACAGCCGCTGCATGACCGTTGCAGAGGTCGCAGGCAAGTGGCTCATGGAGCAGAACGACAAGACAGACCACAGCATCAAGACAGGGCTTGGCGCGCTGGATAGGCGCTGTTCTATCCGCCCCGGGCAGATGGTCGTTGTAGGCGGCAGACCCAGTGCAGGCAAGACCGCGCTCGGTTTGCAGATGGCGTTGCAATTTGCCAAAGACGGCAAAAAGGTCTGCTTCTTCTCCTATGAGACAGACCAGGTCGGCTTGTTTGATAAGCTCATTTCCTGCTTTGCCCTTATCCCGATGGAGGAGATCGTCTTTAAGCGCCGCGCCCCGCAGGATGAAGAATACGCCAAGGCGTGCGCAACTATCAGCAGCCTGCCGCTATGGCTCATCAATGCAGGCGGTCAAAATGTCGCATGGGTATCGGCTACCGCAGCCGCAAAGCAGGCGGATGTCATCATCGTGGATTATCTACAATTGATTCCCGGCAGTGGCAACAGCCGGTATGAGGTGGTCACAAACATTTCAATGCAGCTGCACACCCTCGCCCAGACAACAGGCCGCCTTGTGGTGGCGCTTGCCCAGATAAACCGCGGCGGCGTGGACGCACCAAAGGTACAGGACCTCAAAGAATCCGGCCAGATAGAGCAGGACGCAGATGCAATCATCCTTTTGGGCAAAGGCGAAACTGAATACTATTTCTCCCTTGCCAAGAACAAGCGCGGCATTACAGGTGATTTGCACATCGCCTTTGACGGAACCTATCAACGTTTTATGGAGATGACGGACTATGACTGATAAAGATTTTCTGCTCAAGCTCGCGTTTGCCGAGCTTGCCTATGCAACCAACCTGCGCAGCGTCGCTAAAGAGAAACTTGAAAAGGCCGCAGATATTATGGACAGTGCGCAAAAGCACCTGCAAGAGGCCCTGCACACCGATGAAGTATGAAATCATCACCTATTCCCGCTCTACTGGAGACCTCACCCACTCCAAGCGCCTGTATTCCACACGTTGGAACGCCGAAGCCGCCCTGCGCACCGCAGGCTACACCCAAAATCCCCGCCTGCCGGAAATCTGGTATAGCGAGAAGTATTACGCGAAAGTAAAGGAGATTGTACGGTGATCCAAAAATACATAATCTCCCTGCCCCCTATCACAAAGAAGAACTCCCAGCAGATACTTACAAACCACCGTACAGGCAAGCCGTTCATCGCCCCCAGCAAGCAATACAAGAAGTACGAACAGGCCGCTATGTGGTATCTCACCCCAAAGCCGAAAGCCCCGCTGTCGGGCCGCTACCGCGTCGCCACGGTATTCTATATGCCGACACGCCGCAAAGTAGACCTAACGAACTTGATGGAGGCTGCCCATGACACCCTTGTCGCCGCCAAAATCCTCGCAGACGACAACAACACCATCATTGCCAGCGTGGACGGCTCCCGCGTTATGTACGACAAATCCAACCCCCGCACCGAAATTTTTATTGAAGAATTGGAGGATGAAGTAGATGACAACTGAACGTAAATGCCCTGACTGCGGCTGCTGCTGCGACTATAGCAGTCCATGCTGCAATCTGAAAGGCGGTAACGCAGACCATCCGGGCGGCTGTAAAAAGATTACATCCGGGAATCTGTACATAAGCTCTACAATCGGGACTCCCGCCGTATTGGAACAGTTGGCAGAAGAAAGCGCAGAGCTTGCGCAGGCATCCTACCAGCGCCGCAGGGATGCCGGTGTTTTGAAAAAAAGCAAGAAACCCGCCACGCATCCCTGCCTGAAGAAAACCATAAAACCCATTGAGCAATGCGTCCGCGGAGCCGCCGCCCTGGGACTGACCTATGGGCAGTATGTAGCCCGCGGGCTGGATAAGGAGTAAGACTATGGACACAGTTGAATTTTTCAAGACGGCAAACAGATTATGCAAAGATCAAGGCTGTAAGAAATGTCCCGCTTGTAAAGAGGGCGTGTGCATGGTCATGCGCATAATTAGGCTCGACGACAATTTAGGTGAAAGCATTGAAGAAACGATTTCAAAAGTCGAGCAATGGGCGAAAGACCACCCCGTCAAGACCCGCCAGAGTGAGTTCTTGAAGAAGTTCCCGGATGCGTATTTAAGCGCCATCACTCGTTTGTTGCCTTGCTCATTAGACAAAACCTTGAAACCATTGCGATGCGCCAAGTACGGTTATTTGAGTATCACTTGCCGTTGTGATAGGTGCCGTGACGACTACTGGAACGAGGAGGTAACCGATAATGACTAACATCACAACCCTGCGACCCGGCGAACACTTCATGTTCAAAAACTTTGAGTGGGTATGTCTTGACCCGAACCATCCTGACGGCGGCCTGTTGGCAATTATGTCTGAACCGTGGGCAAAAGATGTAAAATTCTGCCCAAGTGATAAATTTGCCGACGCGATGGGCAACTGGAATAACTACCGCACCAGTAATGTGCGGGGAATTCTATCTGATATGGCGAACGCTGTTTTTGGCGAAAAATGTCTACTGGCACATACCGTTGACCTTGTTGCCGACAACGGCGACAGAGCCTATGGCACTGTACAGGACGATGTTTTCATCCTCACTTGTGACGAGTACCGCAAGTACCGTGAATTCATTCCACACTACGATGACTGTATTTGGACTGCTACGCCGTGGTGGTGCAGTTACAAGGATTCCGCCTTGGGTCACGCTTGCAGCGTTCGCGTCGTGAGCACTGCGGGGAATTTTAACAGTGACAGTGCGCGCTGCGGTTATTCCGTCGCCCCGGCTTGTATTCTCAATCCGAAATCGCTCAATTTGCGCCAGAGTATGGCGTATGTAGAAGAAAGAGAGGGGAAAGAAAATGAGACTGATTGATGCAGATAAAATTGTAGAGGTTGCCGAACACGCATACGGTGAATGGAACAAGGCAATGGGCGCAGCGGAAGGACGCCAAATTAACCGATGCTTCAAAATGCAGGAACTGTGCAAAGCGGTAAAAGGTGTTGCGGATGACTGCCCAACCATCGACCCCGAATCCCTGCGACCTACGGCGCATTGGAAAAGAATACAAGATGTGGCTTATATGTGCACTTACTGCAAGTCATGTTTTGCGTATATACCGTATAATTACCAATATTGCCCGGAATGTGGTGCAAAGATGTTGAACGCTTATGCGTTCGCTCGTGAACGATAGTTGCCGGAGGTGACCCCATGACCATTATCCTTGTTATCGCCGCCGTCTGTGTTTACGACCTGTGCGGCCTGCTCGCCGTCCCGTACATCAACTACACAGACCGAATGGACACCGTAGACGGCGCAGACAACGTTATTGTCCTTATTTTCTGGCCGTTGCTGGTCGTAACCCGCATCGGCATTGCATGTTATAGAATCATAAGGAGGCTTCTAAAATAACTTCTACCACAGGAGGTGACCCCCATGACAAAACAGCAACTAGTTGATGAATACGCCCGCAAACATCTTTGCGCGACGTGCGAGTGGAAGAATGGCGATATTTGCACGCTGCCGCGCTGCATGAAAATGGAAGAAAGGAGCAAAAATGAGAGAAAGACCGCTCAACCTAGATGAATATGGAATTTCAAAAGAAAGATACCTTGAATTAAAGCACTTTTGCAAAAGATACACTGAAATGCGGTTGGAAATTGCTAGTGCAAGAGGGCTTGATGCTGTTTCAAATGACGGTTTGCCGCACGGAAACGGAAAGTCAGACCCAACAGCTAGAAAGGCGGACAGAGCGCTAAAGTTAAGCACAGATGTCAGAATCATTGAGGACGCGGCAAGAGAAGCAGACCCTTTAAACTGGTGCGCTCTGTTGAAAAACGTAACAGAGGGAACGGCTTACGAATACCAGCCTGTGTATTGCGGCAGACGGCAGTTTTACGAAAGCAGAAGAAAATTTTTCTGGCTTTTGGACAAGAAAAAAGGGTAACTGTGGGGACGTTGTCAAGTGGTATTATGAATATGCTGGAAACTGTAAAGAGGGTACATTACAGTCCATAGCAAAACCTCCTATTCTCGATACTGACAGCCGGGAAAGACCGGCATTTTACATGCTGCATAGCCAGCCGCAAACTTGGCCTGACAAGTCAATACGGTAAGGGCGCTGCGTTCCGAAGCAACGGCGCGGCAAAGGTGCAAGACCTATGTGCAGTACCAGAGGGCAGGGTCGCAACCTGTCTGTGTGAGCGTGCGCGGTATACCTCACAAATGATGACAATGGTCGTGCAAACGGCAAGCCGCACATGCCCTTGTAGCTCAATGGCAAGAGCCTTGGTGTGCCGGTTCAAGTCCGGCTGAGGGCAAAGTCTGGGTCGCTCCCACCGGTGAAAGCCCGGCGCAGGAAACGCGATAGCTAACCTGAACGCTGTAAGCAAAGCGGCAAGCCGATCCGGAGCGCGGCGCGATGGCAGATCGCAACGGGACTTCGAGAGCCTGAAAAAGTCTGCCCGGCATCTGCTTGTGCGGACTCCGTTACTGACGCAGTTACGCATCGCCGAAACCCATTACATCAAAGCAGAAACCGTAAACCAGCAGACGGGATATAAAACGGGTTGGGTGCCGCGTTGTGATTTTCTACGCGGAATATAAATAGAGGAAATCAAAAAGCGTTGCGGGACTGCTACCCGCAACGGGTGAGACCGGCACAGCATATACCGGTAGGGCGGGAACGCGCTTTTCCTCCGGCGCAAAGGGGTTTAGGGGGATATAAGCCTACACAAATTGTGTGGGCTTTTTGTGTTGTAAAGCGAGGTGATAAAGTGGCATCAAGAAAAAATCCGGGGGGCGCACCACCTAAATACAGAAGCGTAAAGACAATGCAAGAAAAGATTGATGCCTACTTTGAAGCCTGTAAAGGAAAGCCGTTTTTAGACGATAACGGCGAACCGATGCGAAATAAAAACGGCTATATCATCTATGACGATAAAAAGCCGCCTACTGTGACAGGATTGGCGCTTGCACTTGGGTTCACATCAAGGCAGGCGCTTTTGAATTACCAAAACAAACCAGAGTTCGTTGACACGATTACGCGCGCAAAGACCCTTTGTGAACAATACGCCGAAGAAAGATTATACGACAAAGACGGCTCCGGCGGAGCACAGTTCAGTTTGCGGGCAAATTTTGGATGGAAGGATAAGCCGGAACAGCAGCAGGATAGCGAGGTGCAAATTATAGATGACTTGTAAGCTGTCCGGGATTGTTTCCCCTTGTTTCGCCAAAGTCCACCGTGAAATCAAGGCGGGCAATGTAAAAGAGCTTGTCGCAAAGGGCGGGCGCGGCAGTACAAAATCCAGCTATATCAGCATAGAGCTGATTTTACAGCTGCTAAAGCATCCACAATGCCACGCGGCAGTTTTCCGCAAGGTCGGAAACACACTGCGCACAAGCGTTTATGCGCAAATCGTATGGGCAATCAATGAGCTTGGCTTGCACGACCATTTTCGTTGCACGGTCTCCCCGATGGAATGCACCTATTTGCCTACTGGGCAAAAGGTGCTTTTTTTCGGCGTTGATGACCCCGGCAAGGTAAAGTCAATCAAAGTGCCGTTTGGTTATATCGGCATCTGCTGGTTTGAAGAGCTTGACCAGTTTGACGGTGAAGAGCAAATCAGAAATGTGGAGCAGTCCTGCTTGCGCGGTGGTGACTGGTTCATCACGTTTAAGAGCTTCAACCCGCCAGCAATGGCGCGGAACTGGGCAAACGGGTACGCTCTGAAAGCCCGCAAGGGAAAGCTAGTACATCATTCCACCTACAAAACAACGCCCGCAGAATGGCTCGGCGAGCGGTTCCTGGCCGACGCTGAATACTTGGAGCGCACAAACGAAACAGCATACCGGCATGAGTATCTTGGTGAGGTTGTGGGCAGCGGCACGGCAGTATTTGAGAATCTGCGCATTGAGAAAATCACCGATGAACAGATTGCCAGCTTTGACCGCATCAAGCGCGGCGTGGACTGGGGCTGGTACCCTGACCCGTGGGCATATAATGCGATGCACTATGACGCAGCGCGGCGCACGCTGTACATCTTCGATGAACTGACACGGCGCAGAACCGCCAACCGTGACACGGCGCAGCTGCTTTTGGACAGAGGACTGACGCGTGAGGACAAAGTCTGCGCGGATAGCGCCGAGCCAAAATCCATTGCGGACTATAACAAGTACGGCGTAAAGACGTTCCCGGCCCGCAAGGGGCCGAAATCTGTTCGATATGGCACAAAATGGCTGCAAATGCTGGAAGCTATTGTCATTGACCCAGAACGTTGCCCGGACACGGCGAAAGAGTTTAGTGAGTACGAGTATGAGCGGGACGGCAAGACGGGAGAAGTTCTGGAAGGCTACCCGGATTTAAACAACCATCACATTGATGCGGTGCGGTACGCGATGGAAAGCACAGCGAACAAGGCGGGAGACACCGCCGAAACCAGATACAAGAGCATTTTCGTGTAAAGGCGGTGAGAAGACGTGAAAACATACCAAGATTTTGTAGCGGTTGGCGAGGACGAAAAGGCCCGCATGAGTTTCATACTGGGCGCAATCAATGAGTATAAGGCCGACCATAGAACACGCCTTGCAGCGAACGCCAACAAGTATTACCACGGAGAAAACCCTACAATCAACAAATACGAAAAAATCATCTACGACATGCAGGGCAAGGCGCACCGTGACATGTACACGGCAAATCACAAGATAGCAAGCAAATTCTTTGGCTTGGTCGTAGACCAAGAAGTTTCGTATTTGCTTGGCAACGGCGTTTCATTTCAGAAGCCGGAGACAGAAAAGGCGCTGGGTGCTACGTTTGACGAAGATATTATGGACGCTGCCCGCCATGCTTTGATTGACGGGCAGTCGTTCGTGTTCTGGAATCTCGACCATGTGCAGGTGTTCGCAGCAGAGGAATTTGTTCCCCTGTACGACGAGGAAGACGGCTCCATTAAAGCCGGAATCCGTTTCTGGCAGGTGGCAGACAATAAGCCACTGCGCGCCACGCTGTACGAGCTTGACGGCTATACAGAGTATCTGAAGCCCAAAGGCGATGATATGGCAATTCTCAAGCCGAAACGCGCTTACAAGTTGAAGCTGCGCACCAGCGAGGCAGACGGCACGGAAATTTATGACGGCGAGAATTATCCCGGATTTCCCATTATCCCGCTGAAAAACGGCGAGCAGGCCCACAGCGAGCTACAGGGGCGACAGAATACCATTGACGCGCTCGACCTTGCAAGCTCCAACATGGTAAACAACGTTGACGAGGGCAACCTGATTTTCTGGGTTCTGACCAACTGCGGAGGCATGGACGAGCAGGACGATACAAAGTTTATTGAGCGTCTGAAAACGACCCATGTCGCCCATGCTGACGGTGACGAGGGCGCGAAGGCCACGCCACAGAGCATCGAAGCGCCGTTCCAAGGCACGCAAGCCACCATTGATATGCTCACCAAAAAGCTATACGAGGACTTTCAGGCCTTTGATTCTGCGGCTGTCAGCGCTGGCAACCAAACTGCAACGGCTATCAAGGCCAGTTATGTGCCACTCGACCTGAAAACAGACAAGTTTGAAAGCTGCGTAACGCGCTGCATCAAGGGCATTTTGGCGGTTGCCGGTCTTGATGATGATCCTACATATACGCGCAATCAAATTATCAACAAGCAGGAAGAAGCGCAGACCGTGCTACTGGGCGCGGAGTACTACGATGATGAGTACATCACCAAAAAGCTGCTTACTATTCTCGGCGACGCAGACCAGTTTGAAGACTTGATGCGCCGCAAGGCTGCCGAGGAGTTAGACCGCACGACAGAAGGCGATGGATGACAAGATGTTGAATTTTGAAAACCTCGACAAAGCTAACTTTTTAAGCATTGGCAAATACGATACGCCGATTATCCAGCCGGAACACATTGATGTGCGGCATCTGGAATGGATTCCGTTCAATTTTGCTAAAACCTGTACGGACTGCGCAACAAAAGGCGTTCACTTTTTCGTGGATGATTATCAATTCCAAAGGGTGTGGAATCAGCCGGACAAGTACATTCCGCTGCTGCGAAAATTTGGCGCTGTGTGTGCGCCTGATTTCTCAATGTATACAGATATGCCGCTTGCTATGCAGATATACAATCACTATCGCAAGCACTGGCTGGCGGCATACTGGCAGCAATGCGGGATTCACGTTGTGCCAACCTTGTGTTGGAGCGACGAGAAAAGCTATGAATGGTGTTTTGATGGTGAACCGAAACATTCGATTGTGGCAATATCCAGCGTTGGAACGCAGCAAAACAAGCAGAATCAAGCGCTGTTTGAAAAAGGCGTTCGGGCGGCATTGGAAAGGCTTGAACCCAGTGAGATTTTGTGGTACGGCAAATGCCCGGAAGAATTTGACTGGAATGTTACAAGACTTCAACCATATTATACGCAAGTAAAAGTGAGGTGTAAAAATGGGCGGTAGAGGTTCTGGAAGCGGCAGGGGCGGCGTGGCAGATAGGGCGGACAGTAAGCCAAAAAGCCGATTCGGTAACCCTGTAAATTTGAAAACCGCAAAGGACATCGTTCCGTGGGTAAAACATCAATCCGGTGTTGACCTCGATAAATACAGGGATTCCGTAACAAAAGGATTTGACAAAAAAAATCAGATTTTTGTGGATGCGTCAAAGATGTCCAAAACAGAACGGCGAAATCTTGCTTTGCTGGAAACACACAAAGGATATAAAACGAACATTTCTACAGAGCTAAGCGGCACATGGCTACTTGGCATAAAAGTTAAGAAAAAATGAAAAAACCTGATTATGCCCACAAACTAACAGATGAACAGCTTGCAGAGTTGGAGCGGCGCATTGCCAAAATATACGAGCAAGCGGCGGGCGAACTTTCCGAAACCGTGAAAACGTATTTTGAAAAGTTTGAAAAGTGCGACGCGGCTATGCAGGAAAAGCTGAAAAACGGCGAAATAACCGAGCAGCAATATAAGCAGTGGCGGCTTGCGCAGATAGGGCGCGGCAAGCGTTTTGAAGCCCTGCGAGATAAAGTGGCAGAAAGATACACCGATGCAAATGCAACAGCTGTGGACTACGTCAATGACGCTACGCCGGGCATTTACAGCCTGAACCGCAATTACTCTGCTTACAAAATCGAGCAGGTTTCCGACAAAGCGGATTTTACGCTGTGGGATGAGCAGACAGTGAAACGTCTGATTGTGGAGCAGCCTGACTTGATGCCGTACTACCCGCCAAAGCGTGCATTGCAACGCGGCATTGATTTGAAGTACGGTAAGCAACAGATTACAGCCAGCGTGACAAGCTCCATCCTGCAAGGCAAAAGCATACCGAAAATCGCCAACGACCTGCAACGGCGTATGCAGGACATGAACCGCACAAGCGCTATCCGAACCGCCAGAACGGCGGTTACAGCAGCGCAGAACGCGGGAAGGCTAGATACTTACCGTGCCGCGCAGGACATGGGCATAAAGCTGAAAAAGCAATGGCTGGCAACGCTGGATGGCAGAACACGCCACGCACACGCAATGCTTGACGGCCAGACAGTAGACATTGACAAGCCGTTTAAGGTTGACGGTTACGAGCTTATGTACCCCGGCGACACTTCCGCGCCGGGCTATCTTGTGTATAACTGCCGATGCACGCAGATTGCGGAGGTTGACGGCGAGGATACAAGCAGCGGCGGCAGACGCGCCATAGACCCCGAAACGGGGCAATGGGTGCTTGTGGGAGATATGACCTATGCAGAATGGGCAGGCTGGAAGAAAGAGCAAGCAATAGTCAAGGAAAAAGCTGAACTTAATTTGCATTCAATGCAAGACTGCAAAGAGGCGCTGCTAAATGATATTGGGTTCAACCTTGTTGAGGATTCTTTTGTTCGCAATGTTGATGAAAGGCTCGCCATTGATTGCACAAAGCAGTTGCATAATCTCGAACAAACATTCGGTGCTGTTAAGAAGTCCACAGGCTCTATATGCTCCGTATCAGGCGGCAGAGCGACAGATGCATACGTGGGTGCGAAAGTCACAGACCCAACAAACCAAAATCTGTCTTTGTGTCCCATAGCTTTTAACAGCTATAAAAGCAATGTTGCCGAAACTTTGTCTCAGATAGAAAGCGGCTATATAATGCCAGCTTTGAAGGAAAATGCATCAATATACACTGTAACGCATGAATATGGCCACATGGTACAGAATACTGTCATAAAAAAGGCTATGGAAGATTATGGGCTTGAAAAGCTGAAAGCGTCCATTGACTATAGCAAGAAAACGGAAAAGGCAATATTTAAGCAATATAAAAAGATATGGGCAGACACAGAAAAAAAGTGTTGCGCAGAAATACTTGACATTGCGAAAGAAGCTAATGTAAACTTCAAATTGGAAGATAATATTTCTCGGTATGGAAGAACAAATTACGCAGAATTTTTTGCGGAGGTATTTGCAAACAGCCAGCTTGGTGCGCCTAACGAGCTTGGCAAGGCTATGATGGTATGGCTTGAAAGAAAGGGGCTTGTAAAATGAAAACCGAACCATATTTTATGAGAAATAAGAATTGGTACTATTTCGACGAAGCGGAATTTTGTTACAAGCTGACAAAAAAAGCACCTACTAAAGCCGTACAGTCTTACGATGAATTTTACAAAGATGAAATCGTTAAAGACAAGAACGGTGAAGCGAGAATTGAGCGATGAAAATCACACTTAAAAAGTAGGAGGTAAGAGCCATGAACCCAATAAAAAGATTTTTAGGGGATACATCAAGTGAAAAGTTTACAGCTTACGACACAGCTGATGAAGCAAAAAAGCACATATCCATGTTCGGATATGATGATGTAATTATTACAGAAGATGACATCAAAAATCTTCGAACGGGGAAAACGCTGGTATGCCATATTATGGATGAATATAGCGTTGTTATGCGCTTAGAAAACGATGAAAATCAAACTTGAAGACCACAGCGATGAGGTATTAGAAGCGCTGGAATTCGCTTGCCAGCGGGCGTTGGAAAAGTGCGGGCTGGTGGGTGAGGGGTACGCCAAAAAGCTATGCCCCGTGGACACTGGCAATCTGCGCAACAGCATTACACATATGGTAAACGACGGCGAAAAAGCCGCATATGTCGGCACAAATAGCGAATACGGCGTATACGTTGAGTGCGGTACTGGTATTTACTATCCGGGTGGCAGACAAACGCCGTGGGTGTACCAAGATGCAAAAGGCGATTGGCATTTGACGCACGGCCAACGGGCAAAGCCTTTTATCAAGCCTGCCGTTGCCGAGCACGGCGAACAGTACAAAAGAATCATCGAAGCAGAGCTGAAAGGCAAATAAGCCTCTCGGCTCTTTTTATTAGCATCTACCGCGTTTGCGGCAGGTGCTATTTTTATACGCAAAAACAGCGAAGCACTGCTGTTTTGAATAAATAAACTCAAATGGCGAAGAACCGCCACCGAAGAAAAGGAGAGAACCCCCATGGCAAAATTTACACGCGCTGAAATCCGTAAGATCATTGGCGAAAGCTGCACTGATGAAATTGAAAATCAGCTGGTGGCGCTCCATCTGGGCGTTGTTGACCCGCTGAAGGACGACGTCACGCGGTATAAAGCCGATGCAGAAAAGCTGCCGGGCGTTCAGAAGGAGTTGGACGACCTTAAAGCGCAGGGCGACGGCGGCTACAAAGCCAAGTATGAAGCAGAGCACAAGGCTTTCGGGGACTACAAGGCCAACGTGGACGCTGAAAAAACAACGGCTGCCAAAGAAAAGGCGCTGTCAGACGTCCTGCTGAAAATCGGCATTTCTGAAAAACGGATTTCCTCTGTCGCACGCCTTGCAAAGGGAGACGGCCTGCTGGACAAGCTGGAACTGGACGATAAAGGCGCTATCAAAGACGCTGATGAGCTTGAAAAGAGCCTCAAGACCGATTATGGCGAGTACATCACCAAGAGCAGAACCAAAGGCGCAGACACGTCTACTCCCCCTGCCAACAATGGCGGCAAGGCCCTGACGAGAGAGGACATCTACAAGACGGACGACAAGGGCCGTTATGTACTGTCAACCTCCGAGCGGCAGGCGGCGCTTGTGAACCTCATGCAAAACAAATCTGACGATTAACAGAAAGGAGCCAAAATATGGCTGCAAAAACTAATTTGACTACCGCTGCCCAGATTACTGTCAACGCCCGCGAAGTTGACTTTGTCACTCGCTTTGGCAAGAACTGGGAAGCGCTGCGCACCATCATGGGCATTATGCGCCCCATCCGCAAGGCCCCCGGCACAAAGCTGGTCTCCTATGAGGCCGCTGTTGACGGCACTCTGGCTGGCGGTACGTCCGTTGCTGAGGGCGATGAGATCCCGCTGACCAAGATGAAGGTCGAGCCCAAAACCTACGGCGACATTGAGATTGCCAAGTATGCTAAGAGCGTGTCCGTTGAGGCTGTCGCCAAGTACGGCGCAGACGTTGCCGTTGAAAAGACCGACGAGGCGTTCCTTGTCGCCCTGCAGAACAAGGTTCTGGGCGACTTCTACACCTTCCTGAACACCGGCTCTCTGGCTGTAGCTGCTACCACTTGGCAGCAGGGTCTTGCTCTGGCAAAGGGCAACGTGCTGGACAAGTTCGCCAGCATGGACCGTGATGTTACCGAGGTTGTCGGCTTTGCCAACATTCTGGACTTCTACGGCTATCTGGGCGACAAGGAAATCACCACGCAGACCGCGTTCGGCCTGACCTATGTTCAGAATTTCATGGGTTATTCCACTCTGTTCCTGCTGCCCGCAAAGTACATCGCCCGCAACAAGGTCATTGCCGTCCCTGTTGAGAACATCGACCTGTACTACATCGACCCCGCCGACAGCGATTTCGCCAAGCTGGGCCTGAACTATACCGTCGAGGGCGAAACCAACCTGATTGGCGTGCATGTTGACGGCGACTACAGCCGCGCAACTGGCGATATGTACGCTCTTATGGGCATGAAGCTGTGGGCCGAATACCTTGACGGCATCGCCGTTGCCACCATTACGCCCGCAGAAACCCGGAGCGCAAAAACTGTCAAGGCAGCACAGTAAAAAAGAGGGAGTGCAATGCTTGAGGAATTGATGAGGGAGTGCCGGAACTGGTTTGTAACACAGAATGGCGTCCATCTGGGCGAGTTCAGCATCAAGGGCGGGAGCATTGCGCTCCCTTTTTTGCGTGCCGGACAGTATTTCCGCGTTGTGGGCAGCGTTCTGAACGATGGCGTTTACCAGTACGGAGACTGTGCGCTTAGGGATGAGACCTTTGACGGGGCTATCTGGGCCATGGCCGTGCCTGCCGAATTTCTGCGCCTTGAAGAAGAAATCAAGGCGTGGCGCACGCAGTACGAGAACGCCGCAAACAGCCCATTCCAGAGTGAGAGCTTTGCCGGGTACAGTTACACCAAATCGAGCGCAAACGGCAATTCTGGCGGCTCTGTGACGGGCTGGCAGGGTGTATTTGCATCGCGGCTGAACAAGTGGAGGAAACTGTAATGAGAACCGATAAACTCGACGTCGATGTTACTGTAAATCTCAGCATGAACATTGACAAATCTACAGCTGAGGGATGCTTAAAAATCGTCGAAATGTTTGTGAACGCAAGCAATGCTCGCGTCGTTGCAGATAGAGAGCCAAATGGCGATGTGAGGTATCATTATGAGTTTACTTGATGATTTTTCGCACAGCTGCATCATTATGGACAAGCTGACAAAGCCTGACGGCGAGGGCGGCTATGCTACCGAGTGGAACGAGGGCGCAGAGTTTGCGAATTACGTTGCATTGGACAGCAGCCTTGAAGCACGGCAGGCCGAAGCGCAGGGCGTGACCAGCGTATATACCGGCATTGTGCGGAAAGATGTGCCCATTGAGTACGGCAGCGTATACAAGGACTCGACTACCGGGGCATATTTCCGGGTCACGAGCCGACCAGAAGAAAAGAAAGCCCCGGCAAGCGCTTCCCCGATGCTTAACGGCCTAAAAAGCTTTACGGCTGAACGATTGCGGGAGGGATTGCCGACATGACAAAGGGCGCTGCATTACAGCAGTTTTTTGGGCGGTTTATGACAGCTTACGCAAGCAACGCCGTGCCGGATGACGCTGTACTCCCATACCTGACCTATGACGCCGTGATGGATACTTGGGCAAATTCTGTATCAATCACAGTAAATATGTGGTTTCACACCACATCCGAAGCTGTGCCAAACGCAAAGGCGCAAGAGCTTTTGACGGCTCTTACAAAAGGCGACCCGACTTTGCCGTGCGATGATGGAATTATCTGGCTAAAACCTGGCTCACCGTTTAGCCAATCGCTGGCAGATGACACAGACAAAAACCTAAAACGGCGGTACATCAACGTGACCGCCGAATTTTTATGCCTAAATTGAGGTGAAAGCATGAAATTTACTCGTATTCCTGAATCTGCGTTTAAGGAACTGGTCTTGAATGCAGGCTATCTTGCAACTACGTTTGACCCGACTGCCGGTACTGCGCCGGAAGAAAGTGCGCTGCTGGGCGCCACGACTGGCGGCATCAACTTTACGGCTGTGCCAAGCTTTACCGACTTCGGCGAGGACATCGACAACTGTCCCAAGAACATGAAAGAGCTGAAGCAGATTGAATCCTGGGAAGTCAAGTGCAGTGGCACTTATGTTTCGGCATCGGCAGAAAATGCCAAAAGCATGCTTGGCGCTGCGGATGTTACGACTACTTCCAAGGTTTCCAAAATCACGCCGCGCAATGATTTGAAAGACAGCGACTTTACCGATTTGTGGCTGCTGTGCGATTACTCTGACAAGCACGGCACTACGAACGGCGGTTTCTGCGCCATTCACATGCTGAATACGCTGTCTACCGGCGGTTTCAGCTTGCAGACGGGCGACAAGGAAAAAGGCCAGATGAGCTTTGAATACACGGCGCATTATTCCATTACCGCGCAGGACACTGTGCCGTGTGAGGTGTATATCAAGGCCGGAGAGGATGAGGCATGATGAAGCTGTTTTCTCAGTTAAGCACCGACGAAGCTGGCGAGGTTGCGCTGCGAATTGCAACGCCAATCACGAACCTGATCGAGGATGAAAACCTTGTTGCGGAAGTGCAGAAAACTATGCCAAAAGGCAACACGACAGTTATTGCAATGCAGCGCTTCGGCCTTGCGAAAATCGTAAACCTGCTCAACATTGCAATTAAGAGGCACCGTACCGACGTTTACGAAATTCTGTCACCATTTAATGGGCTGACGGCAGAGGAAATCGGCAAGCAGAATTTTCTTGTCACCTGCAAGCAGGTTTATGATTTGCTGAACGATAAGGATTTTGTCGATTTTTTCAAATTGTGTCTTGCTGGCGGGCAGAACAAGTAATTCCTGTACTGCTGAAAATGCCGAAACTGAGCGCAAAGGCGCTTGTGTCGGCGCTGCCTTACGCTTTAAAAGCTGATTTTGAGGAACAGCTGTACAAGGTGTACATGACTGATAGTGCGTGGAGCCTTGTGGTAGCTGTGACAGGCGTAAAGGACAGGCCAGCGAGATATATTGACATTATCCACCCGCCAAAAGTGGATACGCGGACACCAGAACAGGTGCAGGCGGATTTCAAAGACTTTGCGGCGCGGCATGGGTTGAAAGAAGCAGAGAAAAAAGCCGCCCAAACAGAGGGCGGCTAGACTTAGAAACAATTTTTGATAATGGCTTTATAGGTTGGCTCGTCAACTTCCAACAGGAAGCGCTTGCCGCTGTAACGCCATTGAGGGTCATCTATAAGTTGGACAACCACTTGATAGATTCCTTTTTGCTTGGCTGTCATTGCTCCGGCAACCATACCGGCACCGCCGAACAAAGCACCGCCAACCATACCGCGCATAACGCCGGATGCCATTGACTTGTTGTGACTTTCGTCTGCAACGGAATAACCCGCGACAGTACGGCTGTTAAGTTCGAGCTTCGACATACCGCCGACATCCATCGACACCGTGCCAAAAGAAAGAGAAACCTTCTTTCCAACAAAATCGCCTGCGATAACCGCATTTCTTGCTTTTGCCATAAAAAACACCTCCTACGGATAGAATACAATACTGAATTGAAAAATTCAAGAAGGGAGTGATAAATTGGACGTTTTTAATCTATATGCCAAACTGAGCCTAAACACAAGCGAATACGAAAAAGGCGTAGAAAAAGCAAAGGGCGGTGCATCGTCCCTGATGGATGTTTTTTCAGGCACCGTTTTGGGAAATGCCGTTACCGACGGTCTGCGCAATATTGCAAATGGCTTTGTTACCATAGGCAAAATGGCAATTGGGGCAGCAATATCTATTGGCAAATCATCGCTGGATAGCTACGGCGAGTACGAGCAGCTGATCGGCGGCGTGGAAACGCTGTACAAGGACAGTGCCAAGGTTGTTGAACAGTATGCAAAGCGGGCTTTTAAAAACGTTGGTATGTCGGCAAATGACTATATGGAAACATCAACGTCGTTTGCAGCATCGCTTGTGTCCAGCCTTGCGGGTGACACAAATGCGGCGGCGGAAATGTCGAATATGGCAATATCCGATATGGCTGATAACTGGAACAAAATGGGTTCCTCTGTCCAAAGCGTACAAGACGCTTACCGTGGATTCTCAAAGCAGAATTACGTAATGCTAGACAACTTAAAAATCGGCTATGGCGGCACAAAAACGGAAATGGAACGACTGCTCGCCGATGCAGACGCTTTGAACGCAAAGCAGGGCGTTTACACAAAATACAGCATTGACAACTTTTCGGACATTGTGCAAGCAATCCATGTTGTGCAAACGGAAATGGGCATTACCGGAACAACGGCAGACGAAGCCGCATCAACGATTCAAGGCAGCACCGCATCAGTGAAAAGTGCTTGGGAAAACCTGCTTACGGGAATTGCTGACCCAGAGCAGAACTTTCAAGGGCTGATGGATGATTTTGTAAATAGTTTTGTAACGGCTGGCAACAACATTATTCCGCGAATAAAGCAAATTGTACCTACTCTTATTGACGGCTTGAGCGAAATTGTAACACAGCTTGCGCCTTATGTAAGCAGCATAATTATGGAGCTGGAGCCGACTATTGAAGATGGCTTGCAGGCACTTTTCGGCGGGTTAAGCAGCGTAGCAAGTGAATTGCAGCCCATTGTTGCTGATGTGTTCTCATTTTTTGGCGATGCAATTATTTCCGGGCTGACAAGCGCGATTGAAAATTCTGACTTTTCGTTCTTGCTTGACATTTTTGACAATGTTAAAACAGCAGTTGAAGAAGTTGTTCCCTTGATTGAAAAAATTGCCCCCGCGCTTGTAACAGTGGGGGCGGTTGCAAAAGGATGGGAAATCGGCAAAAAGTTACAGTCCATTGTAACGGGATTTGACGAAGCAAAAGTTGCAGTGTCCTTGTTTAGTATGGGGCTTTCGGACACCGAAATCGCTCAAGGAGCGCTCAACGGCACATTAAAAGCTTCCGAGGTTGTAGCAGGATTGCTTACGGGCAAAATTTCGCTAATGACACTTGCACAGATGGCGGCGGCAAAGGCACAAGCTGCATTTAATGCTGTCTTGGCAGCGAATCCGATTGCGCTAGTCATTGTTGCAATCGGAGCTCTTGTCGGTATACTGGCGGTTCTGTACGCAAAAAACGAGGATTTCCGTAACAAGGTAAATGCCTCTTGGGATGCAATTTCTGCCAAGATTCAGGAAGTCGTGGCATTTGTGCAGCCTTATGTTGAAGCGGCTATGCAGGTTATTGGGCAGGTCGTTACGCAGGTCATTACAGATTTGACACCAGTCATACAGAGCATCGGTGAAGCGTTCAGTGCTGCATGGAGCCTTGTACAGACTGTATGGTCATGGGCAAGCGCATTCTTTCAGGCTATCTTTCAGACAATTGTGGTTATCTTTGCGCCGTTTGCACCGATTATCAGCGGATTTTTTCAGGGCGCGTGGATCATTATTCAAAGCATCTGGAATGTTGCGGTAAGCTTTTTCCAGACTGTATTTGATTTGATTACTGGCGTGTTCTCTACGATTGACGCTGTGTTGTCTGGTGACTTTCAGAGCGCATGGGAGTCAATTCAGGGCATCTTTGAAGGTGCGCTCGGCTTTTTCTCTACGGTCGGCCAAAACGTTGTGAATGGCATCAAGGGTGGCATTGCGGCTGTTTGGGGTGGCCTTGTCAGCTTTGTGCAGGGCTTGTGGGATGGCATCAAGAGCATTTTTGTCATCAATGCAAGTGATGTGAAAAACAACACGGGGTCTGACGGTAGCCACGCAGGCGGCCTTGATTATGTCCCGTATAACAACTATGTTGCCAACCTGCATCGCGGCGAGATGGTGCTGACTGCTGATGAAGCGGATGCCTACCGGCGCGGCAATAGCGGCGGGGGCAGCTTTACAGTTAATCAGACAATTTACGCGGCAAAGCAGACACCGGTTGAACTGGCAGCAAGTACAGCGGCGTATTTCCAGCGAGCGAGGTGGGCGTTATGAGTTTTTTAAGCAAGACTTTTAAATACGTCAACTCGCTGGGTCAGTCTATCGTGTTTGACTACGCGCATGGTTATCTTATCAGCAAGCCGGATGGCATTGATACAATTTCGGTCACTGCCAACACGGCGCAGGGCATCGGCCAGGTAGGCGCTACGGTGCAGACTAAGGCCATTCAGACGCGGCCTATTACCATCAATGGAAGAGTTATCGGCGACAATGCACAAGCGCTGAAAGACGCGCTCATGACCGTTGTACGACCTGACCTGACAGGGGTGTTATATGCCGGAGACTGGCACATAGACGTTATTGTAACGGCATCGCCTACCATTGGCGCATCAAAACGCGGTGCGCCGTTTCAGCTTGGCCTGCTTGCCCCCTACCCGTATTGGGAAAGCGGCGAACGAAAGGCAATGCAGCTGCGCGGCGTGCAAGAAGGTTTTAAATTCCCATGGAATATCAGCAAAACGTATTATTTCGGCAAAGTCATTGTGCTGAAATACATTGTTTTGCAGAATTTTGGGCAGTTTGATGTGCCGTTTAGGCTGGAAATCAATTGCATTGGCGAGACGGCAACAAACGTAGGCATTGAAAACATGCTGACAGGTGAAGTGCTGCGGCTGGAAAAAACGCTTGTGGAAGATGAGCGTGTCGTTATCAAGACATCGCACGGAAAGACAACGGTCACAAGCTCTAAGGACGGCGACTGCCGGGGCGCACTTACGCTTGAAAGCACACTGTACAGAATTCATACTGGCGATAATGCGTGGAAACCTACTGCGGACAGTGGGCTTGAGAACGTTGAAATGAGCGTTTCTTTTTCGGAAGAAAGTGCGGGTGTAACGGTAATATGAGATTAGAGCTGTTCTCCCATGACCTTAGCAACCGACACGAAATTACCCACGCCATCAGCAGCGAGTTTTCGGACTATTATAACGATGTAGGAAAATTCACGTTGGTTCTACCGATGGACGATTACAGTATCTCTATTGTAGAACTGGACGCAGTTTTGTACATCATAGAGCGCAGATTAGCTTACGAAGTAGCAGAGGTACAGTTTGACAGCGACAACGGAGAAATCACGCTGAACGGCTACAGCTTGAACAACCGACTGAATCGGCGCATAGTGGCAGCATCGGCCAGCGTTGTGAACGTGGAGACTGACGTTTACAACGTTGTACGCAACAATTTGCGTGGGCTGCCGGTGCTGCTGGCTGCTGGTAAGGGCCTGCCTGAAACCGTGCCCGCGACAGAGGTGTACGGCGAGGAACTTTTAAAAAAGATAATTCCCGTTTTGACGGACGCTGGCCTTGGTAACCGTATTGTTTTTGACTATCGGGCCAAGACCCAGACGTTTGAGGTGTACAAAGGTATTGACCGCACAGAGGGGCTGACCGCAGTTTTGTTTGTTCAAGAACGCGGCACAGCGCCCGGACTTGTAGTTGACAAGGACATTTCTGAATACAAAAACGTGTGCTACTGCGAAGCCGAATATAAGGACGGCACAAGCTTTGTTGTAAAGGCCGGCACGGCCAGCGACAACGAGCGGCGGGAACTATGGGCAAGTTTCAAGGGCGACAGCCAGCAAGATGATGAAAGTAATGCGGATTTTGAAAGCCGCGTAAAGCAGTACGCCGCTTTACAGTTGGGCAGTCACCTAAACCGCAACGGCTTTTCGATTGACGCGAACGGTGACGAGCTTGGCACGGCATACAATGTTGGCGATTTGGTTTGGTGCGTTTCTTTACGACTGGGTGTAAAGTACAAGGCAAGAATCACGGCGGCAAAGTATTCACAGGATGCAAACGGATCAAGCGTCAAGCTGGTTATTGGTGACCCGATTTTAACAGTTTTGAGGTGATAAAGTGGCAGAAATCAAAAATTTCCCGAATAACGTGGATGAATACATCGGAGCCGAAAACGTTATGAAATGGCTGCATGGGCGTTCCAGCGGCGTTTTTGGCGCAGATGGCAATTTAAGTGTTACCGCAAACGGTGATATGACGGTAAGCGTTTCAGATGGCGTGGGCTGGCTGGCGAACGACAAAGCGGACGGCACAGTTTTTTGGAATGATACAAAAGAACAGACTGGAAGCGAGTTGCAGCTGATAATCCCGCTGCCAGATGCCATCCTGCCACGTGTCGACAGGATTGTTGTTAGCTGGGACACAGTGGATTATGCGGAAAAGCCGCGTATTGAAGTGCTAAAAGGAACGCCGAATAAGGCACCTACCGCCCCGGAACTCACAAACAACACTTTAAAACGGCAAATTTCTCTTGCGCGTATTAACGTTGCAGCGGCGGGAAGCAGCATTTCTGCGGATAGCATCACGGACGAACGGCTTGACCCCGATGCGTGTGGGCTTGTTACGGACTGGGTTAGCGTTGATACTACCACCATTCAGGCGCAGTTTTCCGCATTGCTGGAAAAGGTAAAGACCGAGCTGGCGCAACTTCACGGTGGCACAGCAATAATGACAAAGGCGCAGTATGACCCGGCTGGTGGCGGGTTAAATATCTGCGTGCAGGAATATGAGTGCAGCAAGAGCGGCAGCATGTATGCGCTGACGGGCGAGGGCGCGGTAGGGCGGTTTAAGGTTCCGGCGGCGTGGAGCGCTGGCGATACATGGACGGTAAACGGCAAGGCTGTACCGGCGTACTGCGGCGCGGATGTGGCGGACGGGGACTGCGTTGTGACCGGGCGCTGGATCACATTTGTGTACGATGGCACGCGGCTGGATTTTAACGGCGGCGGTGGATTGAGCGCTGGAAAGCTGGCACAGGCCACCGCCACGGAAGCGGATGTGCTGGCGAACTCTACGTTTTACGCGAAGGACAAAACGCTGCGCACCGGTAATGTGCCGCGGCGCGGGGACTGGGGCGCGACGATTGCACCGGGTGAGTCGGTGACGGTGCCGGACGGAAAGCACGACGGCGGCGGTAGAGTGAGCGCAAAGGAGTTGAAAACGGTGACAATCACCATGGTCACAGGCGGGAGTCCCTGGAGCTACACTTTTACGGGCGGCACGCTGGTCGGCATACGCGACATCGCGCGAAGTGGGGATAGCCCGGAGATCGGGCTCCTGCACATCAGCGGGAACACCATCACTATGGAATGGAGCGGAAACGGCATCGTGAACCGCCAGATCACGCTGATTTATTACTGATTTTGGGGAGGTGCATAATGGTACATACTTTGAGGCTTGACAACTACTCCCCCACCCCGCGAAAGCTGGTGCTGGGGACTAATTCCAGCTTTGGCACGGAGAGTATCAAGATTGAGCGCGGGGCCGGGTGGGACGGACTGAATATCACCGCAACGTGGCACATCCCCGGGCGGGAAGAGCCGCTGCGCGTGGCCCTGCTGGATGGGGATGCCATGGACGTGCCGCCCGAGGTGACGAAGGAGGCCAAGGATGGCGTGCTTGTGCTGGCCGGGCTGGCCTCCGGCGTGCAGCGGGCGAGTTGTAACGTGGAGTATCTTATCCTTGAGCAAGCGGGCGTATACGGCGGCGCGGATGCAGAGCCGACGCCCGAGCTGGCGGCGCAGGTGCTTGAAGCTGCCTTGCAGGCCAAGGCGGACGCAAAGGCAGCAGCGGAGGATGCGGCGGCTGCTAAAGCCAACGCAGACAAGGCCCAGGCCGATGCCGAAAAGGCACAGCAGGCGGCGGAGAATGCTGCGGCGGATGCTGCCAAGGCCGGGCCGTATGCAGAGGCCGCGCGGGCTGCCCAAGAAGCGGCAGAGTCGGCCCGGGATGAAGCGATTGCCGCGCAGCGGGCGGCGGAAAATGCGGCTGCTGCCGCGGCGGCCAGTAAGAGCGCAGCGGATACGCTGGCGGCGGAGGCTGCGCGGGCTGCCCAGGCGGCGGAGAATTCCAAGACAACGGCCAACAATGCGGCCAACTTCGCCGGAGAGAATGCCACGGCGGCACAGCAGGCAGCGGACACGGCCACAGCTGCCGCCAATGATGCAGGCCAGAGCGCCAGCGACGCAGCGGCAAGCAAGGCAGCTGCCGAGACCGCAGCCAAGGCTGCCAAGGACGCCCAGGCTGCTGCGGCGGCGGCCAAGGCGGAGGCCGTAAAGGCGCAGGAGGCGGCGCAAACGGCGGCCAAGAGTGCGCAAGATGCCCAGGCGGCTGCTGAGAAGGCCCGGGACGAGGCCAAGACCGCCCAGAAGGGCGCGGAGGCTGCCCGGGATACGGCGGCTAAGAGCGCCGAGGCTGCGGCGAAATCCGAGGCAAACGCCAAGCAGAGCGCGGACACGCTGGCCGAGAGCGTGGAGAACGTGGTGGCGAACACGGCGGCGGTGGCCGAGCTGAAAGAGAAAAAGGCCGAAATTGATGATACTGCCGTGAGGGCGAATGCGTGGAGCAGCAAGCACATCATTGATATGCTCTGCCCGCCACTGGAAGAAAGCGGCAACCCTGTTGTGTGCTACCCTGTGGCGGGATACCCGCTGGGCGTGAAAGCGAAGTGGGAACCCGCGCAAGAGGGAAGCGGAACACCAAGCCCCGAGAACATCCGGCCTATTTCCGGGCGGGATGCGGTGAAAGTGGAACGGTGCGGGGAGAATCTGCTTCCATTCGGAGAACGTATTGAAAACATTTATAAACAGCAGCTTATGACATCCGATGATTTGCTGCTCCTATCAAAGGCTTGCGCTGGGCAGGAATTAACATTAACTTTTTCCACAGAAACGAAAAATATTGTTTTTGATGATGATGTTGAAGATGAATGGCGAAAAAGGATAGGCTTTGAATGCCACGGAACACTTGCCGACGGCACAGAAGTATACACGCTGCAGTGCTGGTTTGATGATGCAAACGATGAGCTAACGAAGAATGGGAAAAAGACAAAGACGGTTACTGTAACCATGCCAAAGCTAGCAAGCGGGGATATTGTGTTTTATGCGCAAAACATCAAATCTGGCAGTTTTGTGGCATACGACTTTGGAATTTATGCTGGCACCACCGCCCCTACCACCTACACGCCATACAACGGCCAAACCAACATTCTGACCCTGCCTGAAACCGTTTATGGCGGTGAGGTGGACGCGGTGACGGGAGAGGGGCAGGAGACGTGGCAAGCCAAATCCTTTGATGGGACAGAGGGTTGGCTAGTATTTGATGCTGGTGGTAAAGATCAATTCTTTTACACGACTAAATATACCATTGATAAAGAGCCAACTAAAAGTATATGCTCGCACTTTAGCACCGTTAGATATGCTGGGGCATCAATTATCCGTATTTATACAAATATGTTTACGGACACAAGTGCGTTTTCATCCTATCTTGCCGCCCAGAACGCCGCGGGAACACCTGTCCAAATTGCTTACAAGCTGGCAGAGCCGGTGCCGTTTACCGCGACAGGCGCACAGGCGTTGCCCGCGCTTGCAGGACTGAATACCGTGCTGACCGATGCCGATAGCGCGACTGTGACGGGACGAGCAGACCCGATTAAACGGATTGAGGATTTGGAAGCAGCGGTTGCTTCTATCAACTGAAAGGAGTAATAAAATGGCTATCAAAAGCAAAGCACGGCACGATTTAACACTGCGCAGTATTAAGAGGGAAATCGGCGCGGGGCGGGACGTTGCGTTCTGGCTGGATAAAGCGTATACGCACCTTGACAATGGGCTACTGACAGAAGATGACATTGCAGAGGTGGAAGCCCTGGCACAGGCGTATTATGATGCGCTGGACGCGAGAGAGAGCGCAGACGAGGTTACGGAGACGCCGGATGTGCCGGAGGTTGACGGCGCTGAAAATACCACCGACGAATGATAGGAAGTGATACCATGATTTTTAACGGGAGAAATCTCGTGAAGTACCCGTACAGCTGCTACGGTTACACGCGCGGCGGTGGCAAGACTTGGCACGGCGGCATTGACGTTTGCGGGTTGGATGACGACAAAATCCGCATGCCCGGCTACAACGGCAAGAGCATTGCAGGAACCGTTGTTACAGCCCGCATCGTGACGAACAAGAGCAATAAGACATGGGAATGGGGCTATTATATCTGCGTGAAGCTGGACGCAAACCAGACCCCGGATGCAGTGAATTACCTGTATTTTTGCCACTGCTCCAAGTTGCTTGCGAGCGTAGGGCAGAAAGTAAAGACCGGCGATGTGCTGGCGGTTGTCGGACAGACTGGCAACGCCGCAGGCACATGGACGCACTGCCACTTTGAAGTGCGAGCCACTGCCACGAGCAAGGGCCTTGACCCGACTGCGTATGCAGGCATACCCAACAAGGCGGGCACATACGGCGACCAGCCTGCGCAGACAAGTGGCGAAGAAGTGCTGATTGATGTGTCCCACCATCAGGGCGCCATCGACTGGGCAAAGGTTCCCTACCGTGCCATTGTTCGCATCGGGTATCGCGGATACGGCACCGGAAAACTGATGAAGGACGAGCAGTACGATGCCAACCTTGCAGGGGCGAAAGCAAACGGAAAGCTGTTTGGCTTTTACTTCTTCTCGCAGGCCATCACGGTGGAAGAAGCCCGCGAGGAGGCAGACTTCTGCGCAAGCCTTGCACCGACAGGCTATCCCTTGTTCTTCGACAGCGAATGGGGACACACAACCAAGACCGGCGTCCACGATGGCCGCGCCGACAACCTGACGAAAGACCAGCGCACGGCAATTGCAATGGCGTTTTGTGAGAGAGCCAAAGCGCACGGATTCATGGCTGGCATTTATACTTTCACAGCCTTTGCAACCGCAAACATCGACTACGCCTACCTGTGTGAAGATTACATTGGCTGGCTGGCCGACACGCGCACGAACTACGACAAGACGCTGCCGCGCCACATCCACCAGTACAGCCAGACCGCAAAGGGCGGCGTGCCGGGCATCACTGACGTGGTTGATTTGAACCATCTGGTCAAGGCTCTGCCCGCAGCGGACAAGCCTGCAAACAAGCTGCAGGTCATCACGGTAGGGCCGGTATCGCAGGGGGACGCAGACGCCGTCTTTGCCGTGTGCCAGAGCCGCGGCCTGACCGATGCCGGGCTGTACAAATCTGAATGGGCGGAGGTGTGATGCCGATGCAGCATGTATTTTCGTTTACACTTGCGGAAGCCTGGGCGTTTTTAATTTACGCGGCGGGCGCTGCTGCCGGGCTGTATGCCGGGGGCGTGGCCATCAGCAAAGTCATCACCGCCATAAAAAAGCCGAAAGCCGACCAGGACAAACGCATTACCAAGCTTGAAGAGCGGGTGAACGCCATGGAGGGATTTTTGAAAAAAGACAAACTGCGGCTTGACCGCATGGACGAGGGGCAGCATGTGACCATGCAGGCGTTGCTGGCCCTGCTTGACCACAATCTGGATGGAAACAACATTGACCAGATGCAGAAAGCAAAGGAAGCCTTGCAGAAGCATCTGATCGGGTGAAAGAAGGTGTATATCTATGGGCGATTTTTTGAAAAATCTGGCAGCGCTTATCAAGGTAAAAACAATTGTGACGCTGGTTGTCGTTGCAGTGTTTGCGGCATTGGCGCTGCGGGAGAAATTACAGCCTGACACGGTCATGACCATTGTGACAATGGTCGTGGCCTTTTATTTTGGCACACAGACCGAAAGCAAGAACAAGAAGGATGAGTAATCATGCCAAAGTTTGATTTTGTCGGCGGTTTGCTGACCGATGAAGAAACGGATGTTTTGCAGCTTCGGCGGCGCGGCTGGCGCAATGCTGATATTGCGGCAGAACTGAATTGCAGCGAGCGCACGGTAAAACGGCGCGTTCGCAGCATTAAAAACAAAATAGGCTAATTTAAAGGGCGCGGCTGCTTTTGTGGCCGCGCCCTTTTTTATTTTGTCCCAAAGACGGCACAATGTTGGCACTTCGGTGGCCCACAGTGTGCCGCTTTTTTGTGTACAATTAAGATAAAAGGAGCGGTTCGGATGGCATACAAGCAAATCAACCTAAACCCGGAAGAAAAGCGCGTCGGCGATTGTACCGTCAGAGCCATTGCAGCCGCAACGCATCAATCGTGGGCGGCTGTATATGCGGCGCTGGTGCTGGCAGGATTTGAACTGCATGATATGCCGTCTGCAAACTATGTCTGGGGCAGTTATCTTCGTCGATGTGGGTGGAAGCGCTACACATTGCCAAACAGCTGCCCGGATTGTTACACAGTGGCGCAGTTTGCAAAAGACCACTCGGACGGCACGTATATTTTGGCAATGGCTACGCATGTTGTGTGCGTGCAAAATGGGGATTGGCTGGATACATGGGACAGCGGAGATGAAGTGCCGCTGTACTACTGGCAGAAAGGATGATTGACTATGGCGTTTGGCGTACCGTATCAGCCCGGCTATATGCCGAACTATTATCCAATGGGGCAGCAGATGCCGTCGGCCATGCCCGATCAACTCGCACAGCTCCGACAGGCGGCATATCCGCAGCAGCAACCGGCACAGCAAAGCTCGCCTATTATCTGGGTGCAAGGCGAAGAGGGAGCCAAAGCGTATATGGTGGCGGCAGGGAACAGCGTACTGCTGATGGACAGCGAAAACAGTACATTTTACATTAAGGCCACCGACGCCAGCGGTATGCCTCAGCCATTGCGCGTTTTTGACTACTCGGAACGCACGGCAAGCCAGAAACAGCCAGCACAGACCGCGCAAAAACCGAAAGAGGAATATGTCACACGGCAAGAGTTCAACGCGTTGACAGCCCGCTTTGACGCGCTGGCGGCAGATAAACCTTTGACGCGCAAGAAAAAGGAGGCAGACAATGAGCAACCCTCTGTTTAACGCTCTTAACGGCGGCAAAATGCCGGGCGCAATGGGACAATTTCAGCAAATGATGCAGCAGTTTCAGCAGTTCCGACAGGATTTTCAAGGCGACCCGAAGCAAGAAGTTCAAAAGTTGCTGCAATCTGGCAAAATGAGCCAGCGGCAGCTAAATCAGCTTCAAGCGATGGCGCAGCAGTTTCAGAGCTTTTTAAAATAGGTTCAACCCGTGCGCACGGTGAACAATACATTCAACTTTTGAAAGGAGTTAAACATGAGTCTTTCTTCGGACGGCACTGTTATGACAATGCCTGTTCAGCCCGCGAATACGGGCAATGGCAACGGCTGGGGCTTTGGCGGCGATGGTGCGTGGTGGATTATCATTCTCTTCCTCTTCGTTTTCTGCGGCTGGGGCGGCAACTGGGGCAACAACGGATTTGGCGGCGGTAATGGTGCTGGCGCTGTCGATGGCTACATCCTCACCAGCGACTTTGCCAACATCGAACGCAAAATCGACGTCGTAAACAACGGCCTGTGTGACGGCTTTTATGCTCAGGCACAGCTGGTCAACGGTGTGCAGAACGCTATGCAGCAGGGCTTTATGTCGGCTGAAATCAGCCGCGCAAACCAGCAGGCCGCATTTATGCAGCAGCTGAATGCCATGCAGATGCAGCAGGCGAATTGCTGCTGCGAGACCCGCGAGGCTATCCAGGGCGTAAACTACAACCTCGCTACGCAGGCTTGCGACACGCGCCAGACCATTCAGAACGGCACTCGGGACATCATCGAAAACCAGAACGCAAACGCCCGCGCTGTGCTTGACGCACTGACGGCGCAGCGCATTGAGGCTAAAGATGCCAAGATTGCCGAGCAGAACCAGCAGCTTTTCGCTGCACAGCTTGCCGCAAGTCAGGCCGCGCAGAATGAAACGCTGAAAGCCTATATGAGCGGGCAGCTTGCTTACTACAACCCCCGCCCTGTTCCGGCTTTCCCTGTTCCCGCGCCGTATCAGTATGGGAATTGCGGCGCCTGCAACGGCTGCGGATGCTAAAAATGAATACGGCAACTTGTCGGAACATCTGACATGTTCGGCCCCGTGCCGATAGTGCAAAATGTGGCGGGGCAATCGTCCCGCCACTATCTTTTTTTGAAAGGAATGATTTTATGGCTGAATTTACAAACGCCAATACCGTGAGCGTGGCAGCAGGCCAGAACGTGCCGTTGACGGAAACGGCAGTAGCGGGCAAGGGCTGTGTCGTACACAGAGAAGGCGCCGGTATTGTTACGCTGCGCGGCATTACGAACCAGTGCAAAGCGCGTTTCAAAGTGGGCTTCGGTGCAAACGTTGCTATCCCTACAGGCGGCACAGTGGAAGCTATTACGGCGGCGCTTGCTATCAACGGTGAACCGCTGAACAGTGCGACTGCAACCGTGACACCGGCAGCAGTAGAAAACTTCTTTAATATCTATGTGACGTCTTTTGTTGAAGTTCCGCGCGGCTGCTGCCTGACCGTTGCCGCCGAAAATACAAGCACACAAACCGTTTTGTTTGCGAACGCAAACTTTGTGGTCGAGAGAGTGAGCTGAAAGGAGTAAACCATGAGTAAAAGAGTTTTGTATGACTTGAAAGACATGCTGTGCGCAGAACTGGACGAAATCGGAAAGAAGGGTGAAATGTCTGCCGGTGACTTGGAAACTGTTCACAAGCTGACTGACACTATCAAAAATATCGACAAAATTGTCATGCTGGAAGATGACGGTTACAGCCGCGATGAGGATTACAGCCGCGATGGTGATTGGAGCGCCAATATGCGCGGCAATTATGGACGCGGCAGCAGCTATGCGCGGCGCGGTTCGCATTATGTGCGCGGGCACTACAGCATGGACGATGGGCGCGATTCACTGATTTCCCGCATGGAAGAGATTATGCGCGGGGCTGACAGCAAAGACAGGGAAGTCATCCAGCGCTGCATTGACACGATGCGAAACGGTTAAAGTGAGGTGTAAGGGCTATGGTTGACGTGCGAGAGATTGACGGCGCTATAGCCGAAATCGAAAACAGCGAACTCACCATGACCAGAGTTAAAAATTTGGCAGCGCTGTATGTTGTGAAAAATCAGCGTCTTGCAGATGCGTCCCATTCTCCGCAGAAAGCAAAACTGCAAGAGCCTGTGCGCTACTACGAAGCGGCAGAGCCGTCTACAAGGGCTGCTGTTGGCAGCAGTGACTTTTTACGGGCTGTGTCAAACGTAGACACCGCAGCAGCGCTGAACGTGCTGGATGAGCTTATGTCGGCCTTGTATGTAGCAAACCCTAAAGTTTACAATGGCGTAATGCGGAAATTGGAGCGTTTACAGGATGAGTGAATTTTTGGAGATTGTAAAAAAGGCCGATACCGGGCGAGTGTGGCGTGTGCTGGATGTGTATAATGATTTGGTACACAGTTTGCAGAGAAAATAGGTAAGTGTGTACTAAAACGTGTACTTGAAAAAGAAAATGCCGTAGATTTAAACGAATCTACGGCATTTGTTATGGTCGAGGTGACAGGACTCGAACCTGCGGCCTCGTGGTCCCAAACCACGCGCGCTACCAACTGCGCAACACCTCGTTCTTATAACTTATCCATTATAATACACAAGCGGTGCGGGCGTCAAGTCCCAGCGCGGCAAAAA